TGGCGTTGTTGTAGGCAAACGCCAGGTGTTCGGTAGGTGCTCGCTTATGGAGACCGTCTACCAGATTAACGTAGGCGTTATCGAGCCTAGCGCACTGGTCGGGGCGCCGGACTGACGGAGCCTGCTGGCTGACGCCTCCCAGCACATTATCTATGCTGTAGGAGAACTCGTAGTTTGTTGCTCTAGGCATCAGATTCTCCGCAAGATAATTCTACGGTAGTTCTCTGAGTCAAGGATGTGGTAGTCGCCGAGCTGCATTTCGGTGCGTTTAAAGCGAGCCATCGCCTCAACTTCGTCCTGCCGGGTGAACTGCCCAAGGGATGCGGTGCCCACCGTGCGATCGGTGTAAATACGGATGGCTTTAGCCATAATCCCGTCACGAGCGTGGAACGGAAGATCCTCCCAGTCCAGGAAGATGGTCGCCACGAGCGTAACGTCGTTTTGAAATATGTCGGTATTGTTTTCCACATCCCACAGATACCCGTCCCTGATAGTGTAGTCCTTATCTGTGTATTTGTTTTCCAGCGGGTCGAGGCTAATAATATCCGCATTAATCGGTATTTTATTATTAACGTCCCGCACAAATGTGGTCTCAAACTTATTGAACGTCCAGCCATCACCCTGAAGACGGCGAGAAACCTCATCAAGTATCGCTAAAGCGATTTGAACCTGTACGCCGTTATTACCGGCAAGGGTGCTAACGGGAGCTTCCGCAGCGGCGGAAAGCATAGCGTTAACAGCCTCAAGCTTGGTGGTTGATTGCATGGACGGGAGCTCCTATTACTTGCCCTTTTTCTTGGGCTTAGTGTTTTTGACGACGGGCTTATTAGCCTTCTTAGAATCGATCACCATTTTGGAGGCGATCTTCGGGTGCTGCGCGAACATAAAGCGCATTTGTTTCTTGGACTCAAACGGCATTGAAATCTCCTAAAAGGGGGCACCCCCGGGAGCCTAAGCCCCCGGAGGATCCAAATCACGTATCAGGTGTAGAGCAAGAGAGCGGCACCCTCGGGGCGGAGGCAGCCGACGCCGGCAGCCATCTTCGCAACGAGGATGTCAGCCTGGTACTCAATCTTGTACTCAGACTCAACCGCGAGGTCCATCGCCTTAACGACGCCGACCGCTTCATTGTGCCACGCCATACCGACGCACTTGGTAAGGGTGGGGTTGTAGTCGTTACCTTCGCCGGACACCAGCTTATTCGTAACGTCGGTGGTGGTCGGAAGGTTATTGGTCATAACGATGTCGAAGCCAGCGAGGCGCATCACTACGCCGTCGGCAACGCCACCATTAGCGCGACCAGCCCAATCCGAGTTCAGGATGATCGATTCAACGCCCGAACCACCCGACGAAGCAGCCTTAAGGATCTTCGTGTATTGGAGCGGGGGAAGCGCGATCGTACGACCTTCCTGAGGAACACCGTAGGTATCAAACTCGTTCTTGACGTTGAACGCCCAGTTAACGATATCAGCCGCGGTAACGGCAGCAGCGGACGTCGCAGACGACACGAAACCACCGTTAGCGATTTCCTGTACGCCGACACCACCAGTGAGTTTAGCGACGTTCGAGGGCGATCCGGTGTAGTAGAAACCAGCAGCCACGTTCGCAGCCTTACCGATGGCGCGGAAGATCTGACGATCCATGCGTTCACCGATGGCGCGACCGAGGAGCTTGGAGTACTCCGCACGAGCATCGTAAGCCGTAAGCATCTCATCAAGGCGGTCGAGAAGGACCGAGCTGATAAGGAGCTTGTCAGCAAAGATGATCGTCTCACCCTTGGGGTTGTTGAGCTGGTAGTCGGCAGCCGAATTAGCTTCGTTGACACCCTGCTGGGTGATGATGTTCTCACCCTGATCATGGTAGATCGCCGAAACCGACGCGAGCTTGGGGAAAGAAACAGACTTAGCGCCCTTAGGGAGCGCACGCTGACGAACGCGGGGCATAGCCACCACGGTTTTGCCGAACTCAGCCAGGACTTCGCCTGCGAAGAGTTCGTAGTACATCTCGTTAACGGTGGCGGAAGCGCCGGAGCCGTTTCCAAGACCTGGAATTTGACGTGCCATGTTAAGATTCTCCTATGAATCTTGAGGTTAATTACGGAAACGAACCAATGTGGGACTTCCACACGAGCACGGTTCCTCGCGAGATTGTCTACCCGTAGGTAGGTCAGGGAGGCTTAACGGCATGTATCGTCCGCACCACGCCGCCTTTTCGGACGGCATACCATGCACCTACGGTGTTTTACTCCCGGAACATCCGAGAACTCGTGACCGTATTTGCAGTGAGTCTTTTTACTATTCCAGTGAACGAAGCGTCCGCGGTTAATCTTGGGATCTACCGCTTCCAAATGTTCAGGATTAACGCATCGCCTAACGCCGCACTTATGGTCGACGTCTAAGGGCCCTGGATCGCCCTTAAAAATGGCGTGGGAGAACCGATGCGATAGGCGGTAGATCTTACCGTCTATCTTTGCATTGATTCTCCCATAGCCTGCCGGACTAAGGGCACCCTGCCAGATCCAGCAACCATTGCTGTCTACCAGGATGCGTTTCCTTAGCTTGTCTTCCGACAATCAGAATCTCGATGCCTGGAGACGCTCCATCACCCTACGGCGATACTCCGGATCCGAGTTGTATTTCGGATCGGCTACTGCTTTAGCCAGTTCGGATCTTGAGCTGAAACCAGCGGGACCGGTTTGAGGGCTACCTTGCACTAGCTTAGGTCCCTTTGTGCCATTAAACCGAGCGTTAAGCCCGTTAACAGCCATGCTAATCATAGCCATATCACCCGAGGTGACGGCCTTATTGTAGGCTTCTATTTCGGTTTTATCGAGGTTAGTCGAAGCCCACTGGAGCATTTCTCCGTAGTTCTTCTCCCCACCGACTAAACCGAATACCTGATTACGACCTTGCTCAAGAACGGCCTGCTGGCCGGCAATAAAGGCATCCACCATCTTTTTGGTGTAGCCCTTTTCCTTAAGCGCGGAGTACGACTCGTCCGACAGCTTACCAGTCTCAAAGAATTCCTTTGAGTAGGTCTCGATAAAGGTGTCGGGGTCAGCCTGCTGGGGCTCCCCAGGCTTTATCGCGAGCGGTTCGTCGGGCGGAGAAGTTTTAGCATCTGTTTCAGGTGCCGCCTTCCCCAACTTCGATTCAAGCTCGCTGTACGCCTTAGCCAGTTCCGAGGGATCCTTGAACTTATCAGGGAGCCACGAAGGCCGACTAGGATCTTTGAACTCTGCCGTACCCTTAGTAGCCGGGGTATTGCCCGACGACTCTATTGCTGGAGCGGCTTCTGGGGCGATAGGCCCTGCCGGCTCTGGTGAATGCTCTATGCTTCTAAAACCTGCCATTTAAATCTCCTATTGACCCGGTGCCATTACGGGTAATCCGGGGGGCGGTCCGCCCTCAGTTTGCTGCTGTCTCTGTTCTAACGCCATTTTCATCATATCCATCACACCACTGGTCGCCGGGGCCGCAGCGCCCTTAGCGAACATAGCCGCATTACCTGCGGACTGCTGTTTCTGCATCTCGGTATCCATCTCTTCGCGGGATTTAATAAGCCCGACGATGTCCAGACCCAAGGCGGTAGCCACCATTTTAGCGAATACTTCGCCGTTGATGAATTGCGGGATGGCCTGCGGACCGAGGGTTTGCCCCACGACCGTAGCCCAAACACGCATCCGCTCCAGGTCAGAGGAACGGCCGAGAGCTTCCACGCCGGTTATGATGGCCGGGTGAATAGCGTTCTTAAGAGCTTTGGGAATAGAGACTATTTGCTGACCCTTAGTAAGTTGCGCCATCAAGCGCCTGACTAAGGGAAGCTGAAGTTCCTGCGACAACGTAGCGTAGACGCCGCCTAGTGCGGCCTCCAGCTCGTTTGCCAAGAGACGGACTTCTTCGGCCGTGACACGTTCAGCCTGACGTTGCACGGAAGCATTAAGCAGGAACGACGCCTCTACTCTCCGGCTGATTGCCGCAGCCGTCTCCATCGCGACTCGAAAGTCACCCCCCTTCTGGACTTGAAGGAACGACACATCTTGTGCGTTACCGACAACAAACGCTCCGTTCTCAGCCTTATTGAGATCGGACGCATTTGTGTACCCAGCGGGATTAACTAGGCCCACGACGCGAGCTGAAGCTGCCGAGCCGATGACGATAGCTTTGGTAAGAGCCTCTAGCGACGCGAGGTCACCGAGCATTTCTTCCACGAGCCCACGACCGTAGTGTTCCCCGCTGATGGCGTTCCAGCGTAAAGCCAGGAAGGGGAGCTGTTCGGGCTCGTAAGCCCCCACAGACTCGGGTATGATGTTGCCATCTACCTCCTGGTGAACGTGGTACTTACCATCCTCTTCGCGTTCAACGTACGTGTAGAGTTTGTAAGTCTCCTTGCCCGGCTCGCGGGCTTCGTCTTCGGTTTCAACATCTACACCAAGTACAGCTTTAGCTTCCTTGGGTAGCGAATATTTAGAAAGATGCTCGCAGAGTACGATTTCCAGCACGTTGCCCATCGGGTCGCGCTCTACTCCGTAGCTCTTAAGCGAGAATACCCGGATGCCGCCTTCGTCCGGTAAGTGAACAAGCGCGTTACCCGTGGCAATAAGCAATTTAATTGCGTAAGTAAGCGCAGGGCGGAGGGCACGGATCTCTATTTCACGACTTACCCGACGCTCAATAGCGGCGAGAGCTTCGTTAACCGTGGCCTTGAGTTCGGGGTCTTGATCAAGCTGACGGGCAGCTTTGTCGTCTCTGGTAAGACGGAAGAACGGGGCGTTCGGGGGCACCAGAGAAAGCACGAGCTTAGCGGCAAGGTGGTTAATACCACGAGCGCCCACAGAATTGTAGGGGCCCTCGAGCTGCTGAGCGGAGCTAAACGAGATATCCGGGAATAAAGCCGGAATAGTTAGTTCGCAGCAATCTTCGGCGCGCATTTCAAACACGCGTCGTTCGCCTACCATGCGTTCGTAGCAGGAGGCAGCTGTTTCATATCCGCTCATTATCGGCTCCTCACGTTAGCTGTTCTAGTCGGGATAGTAAAATCCCTACCCAACGCATAAGGTGCAAACTTTCGCTGGAAAGCTGCTTGGGCAGCCGGAGTCGGCACGGGGATATCCGATGAGTTCGCATTCTTAGGAACAGAGCCAGCGTTTTGGATGTATTTTCCAGGATTCAGAAAATCGCCACCCATAGGTCGTGTCCCGCCGCTTGAAGTACACATCAGCCCATCCCCGTCACGTTAGTAGGCGTAGTCGGGACGACCTGCGGTGCCTGGATAGTAAGCGTTGCGCTGGGCGAGCCGCGAAGAGAGGGCTTCTTAGCCTTAGTCGGGGCAGCCACCTTACTAATCGTTACATTAGGAACTGGTGCCGGAGGCGGAGGCGCCGGTGGAAGTTCCACTTTCGGCATGCTAGGGAATATGCACATTACGGTGCTCCTTCTGTTTAGCGGCAGTCTCGTTAAAGAAGGTAATTACCTTCTGTATGCCGGCTTCATAATAGATCTCCGTCGGATTAGAAAACGGATGGATCGGGCGAACCGGGAATATCTTATGCAGCGCGTCGAGCATCTCCTGAGGGATGATCGGAAACCGGTCGGCTACATCGTCATTAGGTTTTTTACTTCGCATTTTTGCCCTTCTTTTTAGCGGGTGTCTCGACAACAGGGGGCGCAGTTAATGCCGCAAGTTTAGATTCTAACTCCGCCACCTTAAGCTCCAGCTGATTTATTCGGCCGAGCATCGTCAGGGTAATCATATCTATCATTCGGGTCTCCATAAGAGTTTTTGAGTTTTCAAGTCCAGCTCGCCGTACCTAAGGATTCGTGCGGCGGCTGCGTTAGCGAAGGCATCGTCAGCCGTCAGCCCCTGATACTCAAAGGTTTTGACTACGGCCTTCCACTTATTGGCCCCGGCTTCGTCTAAAATAGACCGGGCTTTTACCGGGCCTACCCCAGGGCAGCCCTGATAATTATCTGTTTTATCGCCGACGAGCGTCTGGTAGTAGTGGTTGTAATCCGCCTCTTCCTTGGATATTAACCGGGGAACGTCGTCTTTGTCCGGGTTG